ATTTTCATTGTTTTATAATTATAATTTATTTTAGTTTTTGAATTCAATTTTTTTTAAATATAATCGCAAATTTGTATTTGAAATTTTTCTCCATTTTTAATAATTTGAAAAGGTTTTCCACAACCATAAATTAATTTTCTATAAGAATAATAGTCACAAAGTTCTTTGGTTTCATGTGGATTTATTTGTTGTCCATTTGATATCATTATTCCATGTCTAAATATACCACAATTTAGTTTTTCAATAATAATAAAGTCATTGCAATGAGGGCAATTTAATATAGGTTCCTCTTTCTTTTCACTCATAAATAATATTATATAATACTTAATATTATTTAACTTACTTTAATTTCTTCTTTTTTTAATGTTTTTTCTTGATTTTCTTGATTTTCTTGATTTTCTGAATTTGTTAGATTTTTTATTTTTTCCATAGGCTCGCCTGGCTTTGCTAGTTTTTCGCCTTCTACTTCCACCTGATTCAATAATTATTGGCAATAATTTGCCATCAAAATATGTTGATGGTGGATTTTCATCTTCATCTTTTGAAGTGGGAATTTTCATTTTAATTCCTATTTGAATTGTTTCAAACATTTTTTGAATATTTTCAGCCGATAAAAATTTATTATAAACTTGATCGAATTCTTTTCTCATTCCATTTTTAACTAACCCTCTTACAAAAGATGCGGAGTAAGCAGAAGGGTCAATATCTTGTATACTACATTCTCCTGGTCTTGATAATTTTAGTTCATTCATTCCTTCCCTACTTAAAACCTCACCATCAATTGAGCTAATAAATTTTTGCTTTTTAAAATAGTCAATAATTGTATCTAAAAAAGATGCTCTATCTCTTCCAACAATAAAAAACATATTTATTTTTGGTACTCCTCTATTTATAAAATCTCTCTTAATTATATTATTTATAAATCCAAATGGGCTACCAGTTGAACATAGAATAATTACATTTAAATTTTCAATTTGAGTTTTTCTATTTCCTCCAATCATTTCACAACTGTCTCCAACACAAGTCTCCTTAGGCTTCTCCTCTGTTGTAGCAGTTTCAGGTGTTTCAGTATCTTCTTCTACATCTTCACAATCAATAAGCTGTCTTTTATAAGCTGTTATCATGTCTTGTAAAATAGCCGATTTATATATTAAATCTGAAGTAACTATTTGATCAATAATAATACCATCAGCTTTTGTTTTTGGAGTTGGAATAGTTTCTCTATTACAAGGCATAGGGTTTTTTCCATCCATTGAACTTGATGTTATAATATATGCTTTTTCAGAACCAACTTGTATTGCTTTATCAATTAAATTTTTAATTAATAATAAATGACCTGGTGTAGGTGGATTCATTCTTACAAAAGTAAAAATAAATGTATTATTAGGCGTATAACTAATACTCATATATATATTATTATAATATTAATTTCTAGTAAATTTGTCAATTTCATTAATCCATTCATTAACTTGATTTTTATTTTCATAAATATCTAAATTTCCATCCAAAACAAGTTGATCCAAACAAACACATTCTTGATTTTCTTTATCTAACATATTATCATGATAAATAGATCATCTAGTTAGATATTCTAATGGAATATTTTCTTCACCAGTTCTTGAACGTTTAATTATTCTTTGGTAACATTTTTCTGGTAAAGTTTTGACATAAACTACTTTATTAACAGGAAACTCATCAGAAAATGTGTCAAACCAATTTAAATAAATCTGATAATTAACATGTTCTATTTTTTTACTATCATAAAGCATTTTCGCAAAAACCATTTTATCAGTATATAAACTTCTCTCTGTAATAATAACAATGTTTTTATCCTCAGTATCATTTTTAATAGTTTTTAAAGTATCGCGTAATACTTTTAGTCTTGAAACGTATGCCATCATTTGGAAGGGAAACGAGTATTTGTCTTGGTCCGCATAAAACTTCTTCAAAATTGTTTCACCGTTTTCATCTTTAATCTTTTCCCATTCATCAACAGGTTCTTTTAAAAACACAACATTTGAATTATTTTCATAATGTAGACGCAAATTAGATAATAAGGTTGACTTACCAGAGCCGATATTTCCCTCGATAGAAACAATAGTATAAGTTACTGACATTGTATTATAATATATTACCCTTAATTTATTTATATTATTTTATCTCAATTTTAAAAAAAAATTGATATAAAAAATACATATAAAGATAAAAGTATAAATAAGAGATAAGTAACCCAAAAATGGATTTAAAGCAACGTAAACTTAACAAGTCTGAATGGGACTCTATTGAGATTCCTGTTCCTAGGACTGAAATTGATATATTAAATATGATAGTTCAAGGATATCATGATGTTAATATCAGAATTAATAATAATAATTCTATCTTTTCGTATTTAAAGATAGAATTTTCAGAAAAAATGGAAAGTTATCTATTTAATAAATATTTTAGAGAAAGAACTGCGCTGATCGAAAAGGAATTAAAAAAAATCAATCCAGAATACAAGCCCATGAAAATTGATAGTGATATAAAACTTAATTCTAGTGATAGAATTAGATTAGAAAGATTTGATGAAAAAACATTATTTGTTAATGACATTTATGAAAATACGTTACTAACTAATATTGAAAAATTCTTAGAAAACAAAAAGAGTAATGCCATAAAGGCATATCATTATCATTATTTCACGCTCTACAAGTTAATTCGCAATAATATTAATAAACTTAATGCTCATATAAAAAAATTAGTTGATATAGTTCTTAGTATGTTTGAAGAACAAATAAATCTGTCGATCATAATTGAAAATGCTGTTGAATTTATAGAAAAAAACCAAAATATTCTTAAATATGGAGATTTAACTTTGTATGAGCATCAAAAGGATATATTTACAGCATGTAAAGCACCAAATGCTAAGCTAATTTTATATATGGCTCCTACTGGTACTGGAAAAACATTGTCACCTATTGCGTTATCTGAGGGACATAAGATAATATTCGTGTGTGCTGCGAGACATGTTGGCTTAGCATTAGCAAAAGCAGCTATTTCTGTTAATAAAAAGATTGCCTTTGCCTTTGGTTGTAGTTGTGCTGATGATGTTAGACTACATTATTTTGCAGCTAAAGTCTTTACTAGAAATAAGCGAACTGGTGGAATTGGTAAAGTGGATAACAGTGTTGGAGATAATGTTGAAATTATGATTTGTGATATTAAATCTTACCTACCAGCTATGTATTATATGTTAGCACATTTTCCAGCAGATAATATAATTATGTATTGGGATGAACCAACAATTACAATGGACTACAGTGAACATGATTTTCATTCAACAATTAGAAAAAATTGGAAGAAAAATGCTATTCCTAATGTTGTATTATCATCTGCTACATTGCCAAAGCTTAATGAGCTTACTGAGACAATTCCAGACTTCTTAAACTCATTTCCTGGAGCCGAGATTGTTAATATTGTTAGTCACGACTGTAAAAAATCTATCCCGATTGTAAACAAAGATGGTTTTGTAGTATTACCACATTATCTTAATGATAATTATAATAAAATTAAAGAAATTGCTAATCATTGTGACAATTATTTAACTCTTCTAAGATATCTTGATTTAAAAGAAGTAGTTGAATTTATTACTTATGTAAATCTTAATAATTATGGTAATAGCAAGACACGTCTCGAAAGACACTTTGAAACCTTAAATGATTTCAATATGAAAAATATTAAGAAATATTATATATTCCTTCTTCAAAATATTATGGAAAATTACTGGGGTGCGATTTACACTCATTTCAGACAAATGAGAAAACCTAGAATATTAGAAAATGAAACTATTGATCCAAAGGGAAATAAAATTATTAAATCAAGAAGCATGGAATATGGAACGACTCGTAACACTAATCAAAATTCATTATCTGGCTCTAGTTTAACTCGGTTATCAAGTCAGCCAGTAAGCCAACCTGTTCTTAAGCCTGGAACATCTGGTGTTTATTTTACTACAAAGGATTCTTATACATTAACAGATGGACCAACTATATTAATTTCAAATGATATTGAAAAAATTTCTAAATTTTGTATTCAACAAGCAAATATTCCTAGTTTAGTTATGGATGAAATAATGAATAAAATCGAATATAATAATTATATTAATGAAAAATTATTTGCGTTAGAATCAGAAGTTGATACTATTAAAGAGGAACAAGAGAAAAAGATTAAAAATGATGTAAAGAATTCAACTGGAACTCATAAAGTTTCTGGTAGAAATAAATCTAATAAAGATAATAAAAAGTTAAATAGAGAAGTTCCAGAAGAGTTTCTAAACAGAGGAAGTCTTGCGAAATTAACTGAAGAAATTAATGAATTAAGAACTATGATTAAATCAGCAACACTAAATGACGCATTTATTCCTAATAGAAAGATGCATCAAGATAAATGGGCTCAAGGGTTAGATACACAAAATGCTTTTACAAGTAATATAGATGAAAATGTTGTGTCTGATATAATGGCGTTAAAGGGTGTTGATAATACATGGAAAGTACTTTTAATGATGGGAATAGGCGTGTTTATTAATCATGAAAATATTACTTACACTGAAATCATGAAAAGACTTGCTGATGAACAAAAATTATATATGATTATTGCTTCTAGTGACTATATTTATGGTACTAATTATCAATTCTGTCATGGATTCCTTAGCAAAGATTTAAACTTGACTCAAGAAAAAGTTATTCAAGCAATGGGACGTATTGGAAGAAATAATGTCCAACAAACTTATACTGTTAGATTTCGTGATGATGAACAAATCTTAAAACTATTTACATCTGAAACAGAAAAACCTGAAATTATAAATATGAATAGGTTATTTAATACTCGCAAGGTAATTTGGAAGGATAACTTGTATGTTGAGGTTCCTGACGATATTGATGATGATTTTGGGACTGAAGCTAACAACGAAGATGACGAAGAGGAAGCCGAAGAGTATTAAAAAAATATAAAATATAATAAAAAGTTTATAAATATTTTTTAATTAATTATTTTTTAACTAATATTTCTATTAATATTTCCTCTAGGAGCATTAGGTACATTATCGTTGTCATTCTCATTATAATCTGGTATATTAATTCTTAGAGGTCTATCAATTTTTCTAATATAAAATGCCGTCTGTTTATAACTATCGCCATATGTTTGTAATATAGTGTAATTAGTTGCTTCCAAAGCTGGTGCCAATTCGGCATCATGTCCATTAATGTTATCTGGATTACCAGCCTTTACAATTTCAATATCATAATTATTATCAATATTGAAATCAACTCTAATTTTATCCTTTACATAATTTATAAATTCTGCGATTGACATATCCAAATTAATGTCATAATTAATAGTTTGACAAGTGTAAACCATCTTGAAATAAAAGCTGTGCGTGCTCATTGTAGTATTTGATATTATGATTTAATTTTTAAATTATAATATTATTTCAATTTTATTTTATTAATTTAATAATTAAATTTTTAAGATTAATTATTAAAATATATGAACAACAACCAGACGATAAATCGTTTAATTGGAGTAAGCAAGACCACCCATACCACTCATGATACGAAGGACGTTGTAGTTAGTGGCATAGACACGAACCTTGGCAGTCTTGGTACCCTCAACGGTGGCGTTAGAAAGAACGAGTTGAAGAGTGGCATTATCAATTCTGGAGAAGTTGCAAGTTCCAGAAGGTTGGTGCTCCTCAGGGCGAAGGGCGAAGGAGTAGACGTTGATACCCTCATCAGGGTTTCTGGTGTGGGCTTGGTAAGGTTGGACCCAAGAGAAGTAAGATCCTTCACGCTCAGAGAATCGATCTTGGCCGTTAAGTTGGAGCTTAGCAGTGACAACAGGGTTTTGGCCCCAGCAGTGCATGTCCAAAGAGGTCTCAGAGAGGACGAAGGTACCAGCATCAGAGACACCAGAGTTATCAAGGTGGGAACCAACTGGGGCTTCATAACCAGCAGGATA